ATGCTGAATACTGCCTAAATTATACTACATAAATTTGGAATTATATTAGCTTGACATGCTGCCTAAAAAGTGCTATACTATAGGTGTTGAGAGGGAAAAGCAAATACAACATGAACAAGTGCCCGCCCGGAGCCTATCCGGGCAGAAAGGAAGTATACCATGAAAAACAAGAAGACCGCCCGCAAGTATTACGCGCTCCACTGGAAACCCGGGTATGAGTTTGAGTATGACTATGATACGATACCGCAGCTTGACGCTTGTGTAGCTACGGTAGTGGCGTTTAAGAAAAAGCATGATCGTGACGAGTACGTTGATCGCTGGCATAATGCGGAGTCTATCCCTGCTAGTATCGCACACAAGCTAGTTAAATATCTTGGTGTTGTATATAACGAGGAGGCGAAAACAGATGATGTCATGGAACATTGAAACGTTGAAGGCATTGAAGAATCGCGGTCTGCATCAGATCGCCGCAGTTACAAAGCGCGTGAAGGGATATAGTTATTACAACGTCCAGCAGATCAGCGACGTTATTGCCAATGATGGTAAGTGGATCGGAAACCCGGCTATGCGGATCAGTGAAAAGTCTATTGATTGGACTATAACTATTAGAAAGGGTGACATACATGACTAAGTACTTGAGACGCGAGGATTTTATGGATATGTTGCGTTTGATACTGCGCCGTTACGGTCAAGCGCCCACGCCGGAAGAACAACGGGCGCTTGAAGATTTGGGAAGTAGAATCGTTTTAATGCTGTGCGACGATGACGAGGAGGGCTAACCATGGCAAAGATAATACTTGATGACGGTAAGATTTATAAAATTGTAATGTCTGATAAGGATTTTAGGAGGATGATAATAAAAGGTGCCGAATCCGTCTGCTGCGAATTAGAAGAAATATATGAGCAAGACGATTATATGACAGTCGCAGAGATAGCAAAACTAGAGCATGATTACGATGTTGTATGCGATTTGCGCGAAGCAATGGACAAAGTACCATGGGATTATAACAAAAATCATCGTATTGATGGAACAATAAACGGAAGCTATAGAAGGTGAAGATGATGAATGAAAAGTATCAGATACTAGATGCTAACGGTGGTGTAGACTATAAATCGTACTCTGCGGCTCGATCAGTTTTGCGCAAACGTCTAGAGCGCCTAGTTGCAAAACAACCAGATAACGCCCGTGCGGCTAACATATTGCAAAAGCTAAAACAGCAAATGACTGTAAAGGACATTAGAGCTATGAGCGAATCTGCGCAGAAACGCGCCGCTGAAAAAATGATGGGCTGGCTAGGTGCCGGATCGCTAAGCATAACGGCAGTGCGAGAGCAGACACGGAAGGCGCTGGCAACACTGGAATCCCATGGCTATACTGGGCTGTCTGCCGACGAACTACCGAAGTGGGGCAAAGCTGCAAAGCTGGCGCAATATGCGGCGGCTAATCAACAAGTAAAGTATGAAACTGCGCTACACGTTTTTTATAGCAAATCTGAAAATGATCTAGATAGCGCTATGTCAGAATTGCTAGATTCCCAGTCTAAAGCGGAAGCCGTTGAGATTTTTAATCAATTAATAACGAAATGATGAGGTGTTAGGCTATGCGCGTGATCCCAGCCGACGAGTGGATGCCGGGCAATGGATTTTGCATCGTGCAGGATGCCGGCAGCTATAGGCGTAAAGCAAAGCGCAAAATACTAGATCATATTTGCGCATTTGATATTGAGACTACGCGCATAGCTAAAATTGATCAATCAATCATGTACATATGGCAGATGTGTATAGACGATTGTGTTATCGTTGGACGTACATGGCAGCAGTACATTGATTTATTAGCCAGGATACGGGATGTCATGTACAAAGGGCAGACATTGGTTATATGGGTTCATAATTTATCATATGAGTTTCAGTTTCTAAGAGGAATTTATGCTTTTTCGCCCGTTGAGGTTTTTTGTATTAAATCTAGAAAGATTTTGAAATGCACAATGTATGACGGCATGATAGAATACAGATGTAGTTATCTACAAACAAATATGTCGTTGGACGTTTTTACAAAATCCATGGGCGTTGAACATCAAAAATTAAGCGGCGTTGAATATGACTATGATAAAGCCAGGTATCCGTGGACACCTATGACAGAATCAGAAATAGCATACTGTTATAATGATGTTGCAGGTCTATGTGAAGCCATGCGCGTTGAAATGCAGCGCGACGGTGATACACTGTACAGTATACCGCTAACAAGTACAGGTTATGCACGACGTGACGCAAAAAAGGCAATGTCTGGTTTGCCCCATGACGATTATAAAATTGATATAGACCTATATACGGCATTGCGAGAAGCCTTTAGGGGCGGTAACACCCACGCAAACAGATTTTTTACAGGCTGGATAATAAGCGACGTTAAAAGCGCGGACCGTGTCAGCAGTTATCCAGACGTGCTTTGCAACTGCAAATATCCTATCGGTAAATGGCGCAAAGACTGTTTACGCACATCAGCAGATATTGACTTGTATATTAGCCGGGGCAAAGCGCTGCTGATGCGAGTATCATTTGACGGTCTAAAATTGCGCGAATACGACTGGGGATGCCCCTATCTAACGTATGACAAAGGCCGTCATATTAGGGGCGATGTGGTTGACAACGGAAGAATATTATCAGCAGATCATTACGAAACTACTATAACTGATATAGACTATAAAATAATAGAATCGGAATATGTTTGGGATGATTTGCGCGTGCTGGATAGCTGGTTTAATTATTACGGTGACTTGCCCAGTCGTTTTACTGATTGCATACGACAGTATTATAGTGATAAGACAACACTAAAAAACGTGGAAGGTCAGGAGCTTTTTTATGGTCTATCAAAAGCAAAGTTAAATGCTTTGTACGGCATGACGGCGCAGGATCCTTGCAAGGACGATATACAGTATCTTGATGATGGTGTGCAGATAAGCGACAACATAGTAGACTACTACAAGACAGCGGGAACGACAACTGAAGAACTATTACAAAAGTATAATCGTCATGTGTGGTTGCCATACTGCTGGGGCGTATGGACAACGGCCTGGGCGCGCTGGCGCCTGGAAGAAGGATTGCGTATCGCTGGCGAAAACTTTGTATACTGCGACACAGACAGCGTCAAATATATAGGTGATCTAGACTGGACCGCTTTTAACGATGCGCGGATCGCAGACAGTACGCACAGTGGATCATATGCCGTTGATAAAAACGGTCACACACATTACATGGGCGTGTTCGAAGCGGAAAAAGGTTACGAACGTTTTATAACATATGGTGCTAAAAAATATGCCTATGAACAGGGGGGTAAGCTGGGCGTTACTGTATCTGGCGTCAGTAAAAAAACAGGCGCTGAAGAACTAGGGCGGTTGGAAAATTTTAAGTATGGATTTAAGTTTACCGCTGCTGGAGGACTGGAAGCTGTTTATAATGATGAAAATTACGGTCTATACCAGATAGACGGTCACACGATCAACATAACGCGCAACGTCTGTTTGCGTCCCAGCAGTTACACATTGTCCCTAGCCGACGATTATTCAGCGCTGCTTTACGAATTAACAAAAGATTCACACTTTAGAGAGGAAATTCGTGCTATAATAAAGGCAGATCGAAAGGCGATCTAGACTAACCGACAAAAAAAGAAAGAAGGATGACCATGAAGAAGATCGTAACCGGAAGCCAGAACCTGACCAAACTTGACGCCGCGAACATGATGATTGCAACTGCTACCGACATTAAGTCGTGCGACGGCTTGATCATTACCGTTGACAAGTGGGTGCAGATGCAGGATACCGACACCGGCGCTTATGTGATGGTGATCAGCGACAAAGACGGTGCTTTTTATGCCACGATCAGCAACGTTTTCCAACAGGCCTTTTTGACCGCTGCCGAGCAGTTGGGAGACATGACCGACGTGTCAGTGCAGGTGATTAAGGCAACCAGCAAGCAGGGGCGTAACTTTTTCAGCCTTAAACTTGTGAGCGAATAACAATTACACCCGGCTACTTACTAGCCGGGTTTTATTATAGGTGAATATTATGAACATATATAATAAACTAGGTTATATTGACATGAATAAAATTATTGATCTACCAGAGCCTTTTATTTTTGTAACTGCTGGCCGTGGCACAGGTAAGACTTATGGCGCGCTTGATACAGTCATTGACCGAGAAATGCCAACACTGTTTATGCGCCGAACACAGGCGCAGTTGGACACGATAAATAAGCTGGAATTTGCCCCCATAAAACCTGTCTGTGATGATCGAGGCTTGTCTTATGACTGTACGCCTATCAATAAAAATTGCGCAGGATATTATATATCAGAAGATAAAAAACCGTTGATCATAACAGCGGCACTGTCTACAATATCAAACCTGCGCGGTTTTGATGCCAGCGATAGGGAAATAATTATATATGATGAATTTATACCGGAACGACACGAAAAAGCGATCCGCAATGAATGTGATGCGTTTTTGAATGCTTATGAAACCGTAAACAGAAACCGTGAATTGAAGGGAAATAAGCCAGTAAAGGTTATATGCCTTGCCAATTCTAACGATATAATGAATCCCATTTATACAGGACTGCGCTTGATTGACACAGCAGCGAAAATGCTGGAAAAGGGACAGGAAGTTTACCGTGATTCACGGCGCGGTCTGGCGCTTATCATGCCACAACATAGCCCGATAAGTAACCGTAAAAATGACACTGCCCTATATAAGCTGGCAGGTGACGGTGATTTTGCGGACATGGCACTCAAAAACGTGTTTTCAAACGCTCAGTCGTTATTTATTGTTAAAAAACCGTTGATAGAATTTATACTTAAATACCAAATAGGTGAATTGTGCATCTATAAGCACAAAAGCAACGGAACGTTTTATGTCAGTCTACACGCAAGCGGAACGCCCGATAAAAAATATCAAGCAAGCGACGAAGGCTATAGCATGGCGCGTCGAGAGATTTCAATGGTTGCTGTGCAATATTTTAGACAAAAAATTTATTTTGAAAATATTTACGCTCAGGCCTTGTTTTTTAAGGTGTTTATATGATATAATATATGTGTTGGGACGGGAGCGCATGACAACGCCCGGAAGGCGGCGCAAGGCTCAGTCAGGCCGAGAACCCGTCCCACATATTTAGACACAGGGGGCGGTTTTTTTGGAACAGTTTGTCAATATCCTGTCGACGGTTGGATTCCCGGCGGCGCTGTGCTTGATTATGCTTAAATACATAGTCGATCAGCGCGATGCGCATAAGGCGGAAAGCGACGCCTACCGAAAGGCAATCGATGCGAACACGACGGCAATCACAGCGCTGACAACGTGGCTGCAGGCCAAGGAGGCTAATAAACATGTATGATAAATGTTTGGATGTAAATAAGTATCGCGACTGGCTAATTGCACAGGCAAAAGGCGGGGCGCAATACTGGTACGGCGCAGTGTATCAGCGCGCAACTGCGTCCCTGCTGGCTAGCAAGCGCAAACAATATCCCGCCCATTACACGTCAACCAGAATGGCCAAGTATAACCGTGATATAACCAACGGCGTTTTTGTAGGCGATTGCGTAAACGGTGCGGTTAAGGGCGCGATCTGGACAGACCTGGGCGCGCATCCTATCAAATACAAGTCGCATGGATGCCCTGATACAAACGCCGACGGTATGTTTGATCTTTGCGCTAAAGCTGGCCAGCATGGCGGCATCGACACGCTGCCGGATAAACCTGGTATCCTGCTGCACAAAAACGGTCATGTGGGCGTTACGATCGGTGACGGCAAGGCCGTCGAATTTAGGGGGTTTGCTTATGGCTGCGTAATCACAAATGTCAAGGATCGCAGTTGGAAAGACTGGGCTATGCTGCCTTGGGTAGACTATGCACAGGAGACAACCGCGCCTGTGGATAAACCTGTTGATAATGGGGATAAGCCTAAGACCTATAAAACGACTGGCGATGTGTGGGCGCGTAGTGCGCCTATTGTGCAGGACGATACCCGCCTGTATGTGATCAAACGTGACACTGTTGTTGATGTTGTCCAGCCTTGCGACGGATGGACGATGATCAGAACGAGCGACGGCAAACCTGCCTATATCAGCAACAAATTTTTGAAGGAGGAATAATCATGAAAGCGGAAGAAATCTTGACTCTGGTGCGCGCTGGATTTACGCGCAATGATCTCGCAGCGCTGGGTGTTGTGCAGCCTGTGGACAAACCTGTTGACAAACCTGTGGACAAACCTGTTGACAAACCTGTTGACAAACCTGTGGACAAACCTGTGGATGTTGCGTCAATTGTGTCTCAGGCGGTCGCAGCAACGGTCGCTGAAATGCAGAAAAACAACATGCTAGGCGCAGCGCAGCCAAAGACCGAAAGTGTTGATGATATACTGGCGCAGATCATCGCGCCGACTGGGGGTGCTAAATAATGGCGGTTAACAGTTTGACATTTAACCAGCTATCTACCGTGCTTAATGGTATTGTCTCCCAGGCAACTGGCGTTAGCAATATCGTACCGACTAACACCTCCGAATTTGTAAGTGTTGCACAGACGGCGCTGAAAACTGGCTATGATCCTATTATCAATGCTGTGTCGCAGGTGCTGTCTAAAACGATTTTTGCCATGCGCCCCTACACCCGCAAATTCCGCGGGCTTGAGGTTGATAACCAGATGTACGGCAATATTGTCCGAAAAATCAACACAGTTGACAAAAATTTTGAAGACGATAGCCGTCTGACGCTGACGGACGGTGCCAGTGTTGACCAGTACACCGTCAACAAGCCGGAAGTTATTCAGACTAACTTTTATGGGGCTAATGTCTTTCAGAAGTCGCTGACGATCTTTAGGGATCAGCTGGATAGTGCGTTTAGCGGACCGGACGAGTTTGCGCGGTTTATCAGCATGATCATGTCCAATGCTGATGATATGATCGCCCAGGCGCATGAAGCTACGGCGCGCGCGACCATCGGTAATTTTGTCGCGGGCAAAGTCAAGGCTGATACCGCAAGCGTGATCCACCTGCTGACCGAATATAACGCGCTAACGGGCAGCGAATTTACATCGAAAACGATCTATCAGCCCGCCAATTTTGTACCGTTTATGCGCTGGGTAGCCAGTCGCGTCAACAGTCTGTGCGCATGGTTGACCGAACGGACGGAAAAGTATCACATCAACCTGACAGGCAAGCCTGTTATGCGTCATACGCCTAAGGCAGACCAGCGCATCTATATGTATAGCCCGGCGCTCGAACAGATTAACTCGATGGTTAAATCTAATACATTTAACGATCAGTATCTTAACATTGCGTATACGGAGGGCGTTAACTACTGGCAGGCGGTAAATAATCCGGATCAGATACAGGTAAAGCCTGTTTACCTTAATGCTACCGACGGCAGCTTGACAACGGCAACCGATAACGTTACTGTCAGTAATGTATTTGGCGTGATCGCTGACCGAGATGCCATGGGTTATACCATCGTCAACCAGTGGTCTAGCCCCAGTCCGTTTAATGCCAAGGGCGGTTATACAAACATGTTCTGGCATTTTACCGACAGATACTGGAACGACTTTATGGAAAACGGTATAATCTTGCTTCTTGACTAAACTATATGGGGGCATAGTGATGAAGGCATATCTTTTCAATTGCATTAAGCGCCGGGAGAGCACTATGCCCCCCGGCGTTCCGTCGGAAATGCCGTCGGGACAAAAATTCATGAAAGCGTGGATCGAGCGCGAATGCGTATTCAAACAGAATGTTTCCATAGTAAATCCTATTTTTGTAATATCTGACAAAAAGAATATATTTCCGCAATCGCCAGATGAAACTAACGTTTATACTTTTAATTATATCTATGTTCCGAAACTGGGACGGGGTTACTGGATTGTTGATTGGACGTATACGCCGGGCGCGTGGGAAGCCGCTTGCAATGTTGACGTGCTGGGCAGTTTCCCGCTGCCAGCGCAGCCGATGTATATTGTCCGCGCGTCTGATGATTTTGACACAACGATCCGCGATGCCTCGCCGATTATCACAAGCAAAACATCTGCGGCTACGTATTCTTGGGGATGGCCGTTTGCGGACACTGTGGGAGAGGGACGGTTTATTGTAGGTATAATCGGTCGTTCGGGCGGTCAATTTGGTGCAGTTACATATTACGTCATGACAAGCGGTCAGATAATTACATTGATGTATAGTCTGATGGGCGATACAGGTTATCTTAATATAAATACAAGCGAGATAAGCGCCGGACTCCAGCGTGGATTGATAAACCCTATACAATATATAGCGTCGTGTATGTGGGTGCCTTGGGTACCTGCAGTAACTAGCACTGTAAGCAGTATAGATTGCGGTTGGTGGACGTTTAATGTTCAAGCTGGCATCATGTCCACCCCAATAAAACAGATAGAGTTTGCTACAAAAACGTTTGACCTGCATCCTCAGATCAACACAGTAGGCCAGTGGCTTATGCAATCCCCGTATAGCAACGTCAAAATATTCTGTCCGCCGTGGGGATTGATTGATGTACCTATCAATGCATATAACTTTTCTGATTATATAAACGCTGGAAAGAAACCTGCGGTCGGAATACAGTGTTTTGCGGATGCCATATCAGGGCAAGCGACGCTGGACCTGTCTATACTGTCATGGCAAAATGGTAACTACGCAACGCGCGGGCAGTTTGCCTATATGACTACACAGCTAGGTATTACAATACCGCTTGCACAGTCTACGCAAAACGCATACACTGCGGCAACGGCTGTCACCAGTGGGGCAGCGCAAAGTGCAACGGACACAGAATCCGGGTCAGGTTTTGCAGTTTTAGACAGGTTTAAGCAAGCATGGGGATTAATGCAACAAGCGCCCGGTAAAATCGCCGAGACTGGACGCAAGATAACAGACTTGATAACTTGTGGCGTTGCTGCGGCGTTGCAAAACATGGGCGTCGGTGTTCCACCTGTTAATGTTGTATCTACGGCAGGTAGTTACCTTAACATTGGGCGCAGTTGGTCAATGTCTTCACTGTTTTCTTTTGTAAAAGATGTTGATAATGAGCATATAGGTAAACCGCTATGCAAAAAAGACTATCTTCAGAATCATACCGGTTTTGTAAAAATTATGAACCCTGAATACACAGCAACACAGACGGCAACACCACCCACCGCAGCGGAAATAAGTATGTATGAAGAAGCGTTATCAAACGGAATATATATTGAAGGATGGTTATAATGGACAAAAAAACTCCGTTAGGATTGACATTGTTTGCGCGTCGCTGTCGCGACGAAGGTGTAGTATACTGGTATGCATGTCAGTATCAAATACGCACGCGAGCCCTGCTTGATCGCAAAGCTGCTGGCCATGCATGGTATCAGGCCACTTATAACGGTGTGGTTAATTACGACTGGTGCTTGACAACGGTCAGCGATACAGGGCGCGCTTGCGATTGCGTTGGACTACCGCTAGCCTATTCTTGGTGGGCGCTTGATGATGATCCTATAACATTTCATTATCAGGCAAACGGATCGCCTGACTACAGCGCTAACCAAGAGTATAATAGTGCAAAAGTAAAAGGCGATATATCTACTATACCAGAGGTATTGGGTCTGGGACTATGGCAAGAGGGACATTGCGGCATCTACCTTGGCGGAGGGTGGACGATAGAAAGCAGTAGTGGCACAGACTATCTGACAGGCAAAAAGGTGCGCGGCGTGTTTATGGGCAAACTGGGCAAAGGCACTAAGTGGCAAGCATGGTTTCAATATCCTTGGTTATCATATCCTAATGATAATAGTTGGATAATCAAAAATGCGCCCTTAACAGAAGCGGAAATGCAAAACAATGCTTTTGTGTTTGCATCCTACATGATGGGACATGGCTGGACGTTGGAATCCGTATGCGGCATACTGGGAAATCTGCAGTCGGAAAGCCGCATTAATCCCGGTGCGTGGCAGGGATATGTACAGCCTTTTCCAACGCCAGCCGATAAAGTCGGATTTGGTCTTACTCAGTGGACGCCGTACACCAAATACACGCAGTGGGCGGGCTCTGATTATCAATCTGGAAATAAACAGTGTGATAGAATAATATATGAACGTGATAACAATATACAGTTTTATCCCACAACAAACTATCCAATGACGTTCGCGGAATTTTCGCAGTCAACGCGCGACCCCGGGTATCTGGCACAGGCGTTCCTGTACAATTATGAACGTCCTGCTTTGCCGGACCCCAGGACGCGCGCCGCACAGGCGCGGGCGTGGTATGACTATCTAAATAAATATCCATCGCCTTTACAACCGCCTACAAAAAAACTGCCTTATTGGCTACTTGCATATATGGGGGGTGTGCATCATGGTTCCTATAGGATATAATGATCTAAACGTTACATACTCGCAAGGTTATCCTAGTACAATCAAAGCGTGTAACACTGCGCTAAGTAACTATTTTAAGCGCTATTTATTGCAACGGGCTATAAACGTATTCAGTTTCTCGGGCTCGCCGGATAGCTGGGACCTGGATTATTTCCGATATTGCTTGTTTGGATATGGATATGTTGCAATTATAAATACGGACAAATTTGGCGTGATCCCGCAGCATTGCGGACTGTCTGGATATAATGTGTTTTATAGACCGCGACGTGTCGTTGTCAGTAATCCGCTGATCGCAAAAACGCTTGATCCACTGATTGGCACACAGTGCGCACTTGTCAAGTTGCAACCAGATTATGGTAGTATCATGGACACTGTGCAATACTATGCTGATATGCTTGCGACGGCCAGCGAGACTCTCGCGATCAACATATATAATAGCAAACTGTCATATGTGTTTGGTGCTGACGGTAAAGCCATGGCGGAGACATTCAAAAAACTTTATGACAAGATAAGCAGCGGAGAACCTGCTGCAGTCGTGTCTAAAGACCTGTTTGACGATCAGGGCAGACCCAAGTGGACGATGTTCCAGCAGTCGGTTGGACAAAATTACATAGGTGATCGTCTGCTGAACGATATGCGTTCTATAATCAATATGTTTGATAATGAAATCGGAATACCGAACGCAAATACGACGAAAAGAGAACGATTGATAACCGACGAGGTAAACGCAAATAACGTAGAAACCTATACGCTGTCAGACTTGTGGCTAAAGACTATACGCGCAGGGCTGGATGTTGCTAATCGCCTGTTTGGTCTGACGCTATCAGTTGATTATACTTTTAAGCCGTTAGGGGGTGTAGACGATGCCAGCAACGATAACGCTATGGGGACTGTATAAGTGGGATAATACACTATTTGATACGTTGGTTATTCCATATACTGTAGAAAAAGAAGATATAGTAAATAATATACTTCTAGAATGTTCAGAGCTTGAAGTCGTTTATCCGGATCCCGATTTTCTAAAAACTGCCATCGGATCATGGGCAACGGCGCGCATAGTGGCGTGGCAACATTATGTAGAAATAATGAAAGTGAAATATAGCCCGATTGATAACACTGATAAATATGAAGAACATACTGTCTCAGATACTGAAACTGAAAGCACGACAAGCGACGAAAACGGGCAGCGCACAACGGGAATTAAACAGCAGGACACGACAACAGGCAAAAGCCTTAATGCTTTGTCGCGTACACAACAGACAGATGTAATAAACAGTGTTTCAGCGTTTGACACAGAAAATTATAGTAATGCAAATAAACAGTTTAACGACGTTGACGAAAATGCTGACACGACATACACAGCAGACACAGATACAAACATCACCAGAACAGACACTGACTCGCATAATACGGACACCACAACTGATAGAAATAAAACTTTTAATCACACAGAAACAATACACGCACATGGTAATATTGGCGTAACAACTAACCAGCAGATGCTAACACAGGAAGTTGACTTCTGGCGTTGGGATTTGCTGCACCAGATCGCCAAGGAGTTCCGTCAAAAGTTTTGCATATCCGTTTATTGATAGGGGGCGCTATTATGGGGTTTTTCAGCAACTGGCCTTTTTCCAACTTACACAACTTAAATCTCGATTGGCTAATCGATCAGGTAAAAAAGCTAACCGTTGTATCCGATCAAATTTGGGAACGTGTAAAGCCGGTGCCTGGTGGTGATCAGTCTACAATCACAGCGGCGCAGGCGTATTCACTTGCTGGCCAAGCGCTTAATTCAGCAGCAAATGTCGGCGCGGAAGGCGCAAAAACTAAAGCAAAATTGAATGAACACACAGAAAATCATGATAACCCGCATGGAGTTACTCCGCAGCAGATAGGCGCCGAGCCAAAAATAACGTTGCTCGAAATAAGTAAAGGCGGCACTGGCGGTTTTAATCCTGTGACTGCTCGGGCATCGTTGGGCGCCAGGGCGGATTTTACAATCCTGCCTGTGTCTGATGGCGGTACAGGCAGCAGCACTCCTGCTGGGGCGCGGTCCGCGCTGGAAATAACTCCGGATAATATCGGGGCATTTCCCAAGGCAGGCGGTATAGTTGATGGTTATATCGATTTTGGATCGAAATCTAATGGTCTGGTATGGACAACTAGCAATGGTACTATAATACGTTTGCGACCCTATGCACCTACTAATCTTTTTCAGATAACACTCACGCAACCGGGCGAGTCGGAGAAAAGCCCGTTCATGATATGGTCAGACGGTGTAATAATGCTTGACAACGTGACAATCGGTTACGATAGTAATAAGATATGGTATTGGCAAAACGAGGACTCAAGCGGATTTTCCTTTA